GTTCAAATTCTTCTAATGACCATTGTTCTAAATCATAGATATCATCTTTAAGTGTTGCGAGTAATTGTTGTGCTTTCATCATATCAAAAGCAAAACCATTTTTCTCTTGTTGGTCTATGATTAATCTTATATCGTGTTCTAAATCTACAGACTCTTGAGAAAACCCTTCACTTTCTTTTACAAGTTCTTTGTAAACAGCATGTGTTATTTCTACATCTTGTTTACAATAATCTAACATAGCTTTATCATATTTAAAAAAGTTTACATCTTCACCACCTTTAAGCATGTTTAGTTTCTCACCCCATGCTTTAAGGCTATGACCTTTTTCTCTTATAGGATTAAATAACTGAGATAAAATTAAAGTATCTATAATTTTTCCTGGTGTTATTTCTGTTCCTAATAATCTATTGAGAACCGGTGCATCAAAAGATAAACCATTATGCATAATAAACTTGTCCACTTGTTTTGCCCAGTTATTAAAACCATACATATTACTAGGGTCAAAAACAGTTACAGTATTAGTAGTTATATCTTTAGCTACAATGCAATGTACTTTAGTAGGATTAAAACCATCAGTCTCAATATCAAGTACGACTTTCATGCTCTTCCTTTCCACACCAATTACAAGGCTCACCTTTACCTACTGCCATCATACTCTTTTCTTCATCACAATAATGTTCCCACATTTCTGGGTCTTTTTCTTTTTTATCTAACCACTCTTTATAACCATCTATCCAAAGTTGTTTTTCATTTGTTTCTTTTTCAAACGCATGATATACATATACATATGTATCACAGTTAGGACAACTTAAATTACTAACAATATCATAATCATCTTCTTTTTCTCCATCATGGTCACCACCATGTATTAATTCCGTTCCACAATGTAAACATTTCATAATTGTACTCCTGTTGTTCCCTCTAAATTATCTTCAAAAGGATTGTCTATTTGTGACATTCTACCAGATTTTTTATCATAATGCAAGTAAGAACATACACCGGTCTCTCCAGTATATCTATTTTTTAGAATACGAATCGTTGTTGTGCAAGCAATAACATCATCTTCTGCTTGTTGATTTCTTTCTAATGCTATCACACTATCAGATAGGTGAGCAATACTTGCACTCCCTCTTAGATGTGACAGGGTAACTTCCTTACCATTCTCATGGCCAAGGTCTCCTGATGGTCTTCTAAGATGTGATACTAATAATAAACCAACTCCAGTTTCTTCTACCAGAGAACGCAACTTAGTCATCAACACATCAATAGATTTTCTTTCATCTCCTTCATCTTGTCCACTAACTAAAATAGATAGGTGGTCTAAAAATATCCACTTACAATCTAAAGACTTTGCCATATACCTAACCCTGGATAGTATCTCATCATTACTAATAGAACCAAAGTGGTCAAAGGCAAAGAACCTACCAGAACCTACAGTATCTTTTTGCCATTGGTTTAATTGTTCTCTTGAGAATTTATTTCTTATCTCTTTGATATATAATCTTTCGTTGGCCTCTACGGACATAATATTAAATGCAGTATTCTTTGTGCTCTCCTCTAATGCAAGTATTCCTATATTGTCATTAGAGTTTCTTAAAATATGATGCATTAACTCACGCATGATAGAAGACTTACCCATGCCTGCACCAGAAGTAAACGTAACTAACTCTCCAGTTCTCATGCCATATGTTTTTTCATTCATGGCACTCCAAGGATAGGGTATAGTTTCACAATACTCCTCGTCATATAAAGTATCTCCTAGCTTTGCTAAGTTCATTATGCCTGCCGGTGTGTAAGATTCTGCACTCCACCAATCTTGCACAAAGTCTTTGGCCTTACCCATCTTCTGATATTCATTTGGGTCTTTGTGGTCTAGTCTAACTATCTTACATTTGTTAGGTTCAAATAATTGAGCAACCTTTTGTGAGGCCTCAATTCCTGGTTTGTCTGTATCAAAACAAACAACTACATTTTCAAAACTATTTAGATATTCTAAGTGTTGTTTACAATTCTGTACTGCACTTTGAACTCCATTCTTTATTGATACTACTGCCCACTTACTACCTAACATTTCGTAAGTAGACATGGCATCTATCTCTCCTTCAGTAATAGTAATATATTTACCACCGGACTTAAATAAATTCTGTCCAAATAATAAGGCATCTCCCATATCTCCTTGAGACCATATTCTTTTACCTTCTACTTGGCGAACCTTTGTAGCCACATGACTACCATCTGCATTATAATATTCATAGTAATGATGAGATATTACAGAACCATTTGTTTTTATCTTTGTTCTATATTTCCTGGCAGTTTGTTCTGATATTCTTCTATCACTTATGCTACCATAGTCACCGGTACTAGAAACTTTACTTGGTATTTCTACTACTTTGTTTTCCATCTTTGCCTCTCCAACATTGTTAAATCTTTTTTGACAAGAAAAGCAGAAGGCATGTCCATCAGCATGTATGTTGTAACCATTGCTAGAACCACATGAAGGACACTTACCTCTACTTATCCATTTACTTTGCATTAAAGTATTCCTGCGTTACTTAAACCTATAACAGTATATATAACTGTATACCACAATAAAAATTCTACCACTTTATATTCCTTTCTAGTTATTTAAATGTATAATATATCATCATAAATATAATATATAATATCCATAATGAAAATAAAAATATAAATATATTTATTAGTATAGTAAATATATATATTATATAATTATATATTATAGTAATTAATTTCATAATGTCAAGTAATATCTTTCAGAGCAGTTTTATATAGTTCCTCTGCTGAATCAATATCTAAACCTATGCTATTCTTACAATCTAATTTAGCATACATTCTCGCTTCTTCATTAGAACAACCTTCTCTTTTATACTCCTTAAATAATTTCCTATACATTTTCTTTTCGTCTTTCTCCCAGAGATTAGTCATCTTTATTCTCCTAATAATTATATAATAAAAAAAATAAACTTGCAAGTAATAATATAGGGAAAATATTATTAACCCACAAGTAATCTATCTTCTTTGGTTTTTTAAACCATCTTCCGGTAGCTTTTAATCTTCTTTCTCTATCGCTACTCATCTTTTAAATGCTCTGCATCAGGCATCTCTGCATCTCCTAACCAAACTCCATCAGAACTATTAGTTAATACTTTGCTTCCATCTCTTTCAATACCTAATGCTCTTCTTAATTTATAATTTTCATCAGTTAATGTTTTAATTCTTTTGTTTGCATTAACTAATTGTCCTTGCAAATCTTTTACATTCTTCTCTAATAAATTTATTACAACTGGGTCGTACATTTTTACCTCCTGGTTAATAAATAGGCAAGCAATATAATAAACATTCCTACTACTATGCCTCCTAAAAAATAATATAATATAAAAACTTCAGTCATTAATGTATCATCTCCACTCTTACTCCTTCTTGTAAAGCAATATATGTATTGATTCCCCACTCTTCTAAAGTTTTTAATGCTTCTTCTTTAGTTTTAAATTTTAATATATGGTTGTTATCATCTACTAATTGGTCAACCGGAAAGTTCTCCTCCCAATCACACTTCTTAATCCACTTATCAAAGTTAAACCTATAGTGTGCTATCATATACATTCTTATCTCTCCTTCTATTATATTTCTTTTTGTTCTTCACAATTCTCTGCCTATATCTTGTGTCAAGTAAATTTTTTGCTACAAGATTTGGTATCTTAGATATCTTTTTTATTTTAATCATAAGGGTCTATTAACATTATACCATAAATATTCATTGTGTGCAACTGTTCAATAAGTTATGATAGTAAGTCCATAATCTTCTATCTGTTGGGTGTACCTCTCCGGTAACTCTCCACCATTCTTCAGACTGTTTCCAACCTTTATAATACCTATCTTCAATGTCATTTATTCGTTGCTTTATTTCTTTATAATTTAATTTACTCATATCTTAATCTCCTGTATATGTATACCTAAATAATCTGCAAGTAAATATCTTATTTCTGTATAGCAATCATCACATAATAAAAGATTGCATGCACCATTCTCCATATCTTCTGGATATGCTTTATTAGTTTTACATCTTTGACATTTAATTTTTTTACTCATCATCTTTATCCTTTAAAAACTTTCTTGCTTTAACTAATGCTCTCTTTTCTGCAAAGGATATTACTTTCCTTTCTCCTGATATTGCACCTATCTTTGGTAGTTTAGAGTCTTCCACAAGCTTTATATCCGGTTTAAACGATACTTCATCTCCAAAGAAGTAATCTTCTAGTTCATGGAATCCCCCTATGTGTAGAAAGATTTGTGGTACAGTTTTATGGCCGGCCTTTTTAAATCTCCTAACCTTCTCTGCTGTATCTAGTTCTCTCTCCTCATATACTTCGCCGGCATCATCTAATAAAGACTTGGCCTCTGCACAGTATACGCAATTCTTTTGTGTGTATATAATATATTTAATCACTTTTATTCTCCTCTATAATTACATTATCATATCCTTTATATATCCAATCATCATAATCTTTTTTTGCATCTGCATAGTGAACATAATAATCATCTACTCCTCCTACCCAAACTATCCATTTATATTTAATCATCTGCTAAATCCTCCTCTCCTTCTGTAATCTCAGAATCTGAATTACCAAACTCATTACCATGATAAGTAAGTATTGCAATAGCACCATCATCTAATGGAATTTTGTGTGTTGTTTCTTCTTCATTTAAATCTATACATGTTTGAACTTCATACATAGCATCATGCACTTCATCTCTTGTTAATTTTCTATCACACTCTATAGTATATCTTCGTGTATCTCTTGACCACTCTTCAAATCCATATGTATATTTACTCATCTTCAATCTCCTTTGCTACTTCATTTCTTAATCTATGATTAATAATATCTAACAACATACTTGATGCTACTGTATTACTTGGTGCAGTATCAAAGGCCAGGTCTGTAACTAATAATTGTAAAGCAATAATAGTATTAGGTATGGTTGCTTTATCTTGTATATCATCAAATAAATCATACACTTTTTCTGTTACTAAATTAATCTGTTCGTCATCTCCTAGTGGCCTTTTATCATCTAGCTTTACTACTTTTAATTTTGGTTTACTCTTCGTCATCTTCATTCTCCTCTATATGTAATCCATAGTTATCTTCTAGTTCTACTCTGGTTGCTTTTTTTCCAACAGCTTTTACTAAAAACTTTTCAGCATCATTAACAGTATTAAAAAGCATGATATCTTTTTTATCATCTACTGCAAACTCTTTACCATTTAATCCGATACCCTCTGGGTGTCTATATATTCTATACTGCATCTTTATTCTCCTTTACAAATTTATTTAAATAGTTAATTGAAAAATCTTCTATACCTTTACTATGATAATGTTTAACTTCTTTTCCTTTATAGGTACTCCAACGACCGGTAGTATAAACATATCCATATTCTTTATTATCTTTATTATATATAGTTAAAATACTATTACTATTTCTAGTATCTTTATATTTAATATTATTATCTTTAAGGTATTTTAAAACATACTCTATACTCTCTCCGGTATCTCGTCTTAACCCACCTTTAGACCAGTAATAATCACTCATGTATATTTCTCCATTGTGTTTTAAATTGTTGGTGTTCTCCATAAAAATCTGAAATCCAAGTGCCGGTTCTTAAATACTGTCGCATCTCTCTTATATATGCTTGGCAACAATGATAGTCTGATATTGCACCTTTAACATTATTCTTCATAGCATACTTTAGAGAAGGCAATTTATCTTGATTAACTTCTATCCAGTATAAAACTTTATCTGCTGATAGGTAATAGTCTTTGCCTTTATCTAAAATATTTTTATGTGTCATCTTTATCCTCTTCATTATATATACCTACATCAGATAGGCATTGTTCTACTGCACACAATATCTCCATAAATATATCTTGGCCTTCTTCAGTATAACTTATTTCTTTGCCGGCCTCATCATAAGTAATATAACTATCGTAGTCTTTACCTAACTTCATCTGCATAATTTTATCTGCTTGTTCACAAGTATATTCTATATATTCATCTGCACTCAAATATTTATTATCGTTTATCATAGCTACCTCTTGATTCATATTTAACAAACTTCAACACAATCCTATCATCATCATCTCTTAAAGACATATTAAAGTGTTCCCAGATTTCATTCATCTCATCTCCATAAATATATATAAGTCTATCTTTTTGTTTTTTTCTTTTAATTGCTTTTGGTGGCATCTTTATTCTCCTTCTTCCATTTTGTAAAGTCATCTAGTTCTTGAAAGTGTGTTAATAACATATCAAGTGATGCACACGCACCTCTATACTCTGCTATGCTATGGCTATCATTACCTTCATACCACTCTGACTTAATATCTTTTACTGCATTTTTTAATCGTTGTAAAGTTATGTTCATATTTTTTTCTCCTTTAAATATCCTAATAAGTTTCCTAAATAAATACTTCCTGACGTTGATGAATAGGAATAATACCTATCAGTATTTTTATCAACATATACAACAGTATCTTTATTTTTCTGTTTTAATTCCATATCACAACCTAGCATATACCATAGGCTTTGATGTAGTTCCCAATGTTCTTGTGGTGTTAAATTTTTTTCAGTCATCTACCTTACCCCCCATGTATGTTAATCCAAATGCAATCATAATTAACACTGCACCACCTAATAAACTATTATTATCTTCTGTACTAGCTATTAATAGTACACCGGATATAAATAAAAATCCAGATAAAAAATAAAATCCATAACTCATTTCTTTAACTCCTTTCTTGCCATATCAATTAGTCGTAATAGTTTAAATAAATCTTTATTTAAATCATAGTCCTCTGTGTTTAGCTGATACTCTTCAGTCTGCATCTCCTCTAACTTCTCCTCTATATCATCTAATATAGATATCAGTTTATTCTTAACAGTTTGTTCTGGTCTTAACTTCATAAAATCTCTCCTCTATATCTTTTAAATTGTGAATATATGAAAGTATATCTTTATGACTGTATCTTTCAGTGGCATCAATACCTACTAACATTTCTGCTAACTCCTCATATAATTTTTTATAATCCACTACGCACTCTCCTTCTCTAATTCTAGGTCTGCTTGCTGATTAGCATACCGGTCAAGTTCCTCTAATTCTTCTATCTCTTTATCTATTAATTGTTTAATAGAGTTCTTAATTATTTCTAATTCTTTTTCCACTCTAACAATACTGCTTGTTAAATTTTGTAACTGTTCTTTTCTTTTTATATTATTCTGTATCATATTGATTATCCATTCATTATTTTATCTAGTGATTCTTGTTTAAAATGTTTCTTAACTGCATCTATCATAATGTCTTGTAGCCTGACTAATCCTACTCCTACAAATCCATTGGCCTTTATAATAGCATCTATAACTTCTTCTATATCTACATTATTATCTTTTAAAAAATCAAGTATTAATTTTTCTCTATCAGTTAGTTTTTCTATCTGCATTAGCAACCCCTCACATTATATTTTTCCCAGTATAAATTCCAGTCTTCAGAAACTACATCATGTATGTTTACTTTCTCAAACTCATATTTAGGATTCAATTTATTTATAACAAATTCTACAGTTTCTGCAATAGATTCTGATTCAGATATTTTATTTTCATATCCGTCTATCTCATGTATTCTATTCTGCCAGTCCATTAAATAATCTT